AGCTCAAACCCACCTGAGCCAGCGTTCATCTCAACCAAGTCCTTGTCGTAGCCCATCGCTACCAACTCTGACACAGTTGCGAGTTTGCGGCGGCCTACAATGAGAGCGTCCTCGATGCAGGTTGCCTGATTATCGATAATGAATTGCTCAACAGGGATGCACTCGACCACATAGCGTGGCTCACGAATGACCCGCTTAACTCGCATTGAGATCATCTGTGGCATCATCATAACGTCAGGCGACATGGTAACCACATTGTCGCGCTGCATCACGGATTGCTCTTCGCGGTATTCCAAAACCGTGACGCTTGGATCTTGAGCGATCATTGCCGCTTCTTCTTGCGACAGACCTGAGTAGCTATACTCTTCGACAGTCTCTTCGTCGCGCTTATACCAAGTCAGAACGCCTTCTTTCAGAATGAGCGCATCTTTCATCGCGTCATGGAGAATGCGGAAGCCTGGGTTCTCCTGCATAAAGATATAGTTGATGAAGTCGGTTTGCTGTTCAGCTACTTCGACATCTTCAGCCGTTTTCGGAACAAACTCTAAAACCTTATCGCCGCCGGTAAAAATACGGAGCAACGATGGCAGCATTGCCAAAACAGTGTCGCGCACTTCTGTGAGCACAACCTGCGAGCTTCCCTGTTCCTCGTTACCAAACGAGTTGCCCAGATAGTAAGACATCGCGGCTTCGCGCTCTGGGGCGATATAGGTATCGATATAAACTGCTGCGTCTTCGATGGACTGGCGAACGCGTGAGCGAAACTCTTCCTCGTCCATAGGCTGGTCTTGCAGACCAGGTGTCAGGATACCCGTATCATCGTCATAGGCACGGGGAGCTGAAACATTAACGGGAATGTTGTCGGGGTCGTATCCTGAGATCGCCATGCCTTAAACCTTTCTCACGCGCCACCACTTCCAGCCGGTCTCTGAGCCAACCTCGTGCTTGGGCAGTAATTCTTTCACAGCCTTAGATACACCATCGAACGGGTAATCGTCACCTCCCATGACTCCGCCCCGTTTCAGCTTAGGCATCCACGCCTCGATGTCAGCCTTCACTTCTTCGTATTCGTGACCCGCATCAACCCACACAAAGTCGACTGACTCGTCCTCAAACTTCGACGCGGCAGAAGCACTGTCAGACCGGATAGGGGTCATCTTGAGACCCTCGATCTTCTTCATGTTCGCTTTAAAAATTGAGTACACCGACTTCAGCTCCGGATCATCTTTGTGGACTTGGTCAGAACCCTTCCAGTGATCGACGCAGTATAACTGTATGTCTTTGCCAGAGTTGACTATTTCGACACCAAGATAAGCAGAAGAGCGACCCTTCCAGCAGCCGATTTCAACGAACACGGCACCGTTTTTAGGAGCACTCAGAACTGCTTCGCGATACGGTCTTGTGAAGTTGAACCAGCCTTGGATGTCATCAAAAAAGTGGTTCATTTTGACTTCTTTGTCATACCCGCTTCTGAGAGTGCAATCGCGATGGCCTGCTTGCGGCTCTTGGCTAAAGGAGCTTTCTTCGGGCCCTTAGGATTAACGCCAGCGTGGAGTTTACCCTTTTTGTACTCCGACATCACAGCAGCTACTTTCGACTTACCCTTCATCGGAAACTCCTTAAAGATCAACGTGTTCGTGCATAAACTCTAGCACACCGATATGTCTTACTTGTTTTGAGACATCATGGTCAATGTGGACCTTGAAGCCTGCCTTTTGCGCTTCGCGGCAGAAGTACATGTCCTCACCGACAAACGCTTTCCAGTCTGGCGAATAGCCAATCTGAAACCACGGTTCTGCCATAGTACGGAACACGTTTGCCTTAATCAGCATACATCCCATACCGACAGCATCGACTTCTTCTAACCCTGTCTTTGAAGAGTCAGACGTAACATACTGTAACTTCTGGAAATTCTTGAACGCGACAGTCTTAACAGGTAACCGGCGCGTCGCATAGTTTGCCGCAACGATGTCCAAGTCATGCCGCATTAGAGACACGATTACGTCAGACGGAAACCTCATATCGCTATCGAGAAACAAGATGTAGTCAGCCGCGCCATCCAAGGCCATGCGGACCAACTTCATCCGCTGATCAGCAATCAGAGTACCGCTAACCATGTGGATGTCAAAGCGAATACCAGCAGGAACGCTGGCATACCATTTCGCGGAAAGCACAGCGAGATCCTTCGCAAAACCGGCGTGAACCTCGTCCCTAGCCGGTATACAGATTGCCAGATTCACTTAGTCTACCTCACCCTCAGACATATCTTCCCCTTCATCCATATAACTGTACTCGTCCTCGGACTCTGACTCTGAACCTTGCTCTGTCTCATCGGTAATCGGTCCACCAACGACCCACGCATCACAAGTTCTCTCAGCCGCACACTTGAAATCAAAGAAATCGCAAAATCCAAGATCCCCTGCGTTAATCGTATCCATTGCATCTTTGTTGCTTCCACCCTTACCAGCAATTCCTTCTTCAATACATTTAAGCATTTTTGAAGTTTGCACAAACGCGGCGCAGTTACCGCAACGCTGAGACTTCGCCTCATCCGGTGATACGTCCCACATCTTGGCCTTCATAGCCCAGTAGCGGTCGTTCGGCTGGTTCGGGTCCATCGGGCCGTAGTGGGCCTTATCGATAGCCTTACCGCGATTCTGCAAGTTGATAGTGATATCGCTCGTTGCGACAGGACATGCTTCAGCCATTTACTTACCCTTTCGCGCAGCGCGCATATTATCGATGAGATTCGGGAACGGGCGACCGGCAGCTTTTGCCATAGCTTTAGCGGCAGCCTTCTTCTTTGGGGACAGCTTCTTGTCCTTCTTTGTCGGATCTGGCGTTTCCCATACCTTCTTCATGTCACTTCCCCTTATTCCGTGCAGAGATAGCCTTAGCCTTTTTCCGCGCGTCTTCCTTTGACGACGCACCCCATGCCTTCAAGGACAAGAGCAACCGCGTCGGTTTACCTTTCTCGTCACGCTCTGGGCCTGGCATGTTACCCATGCGAGCCAAGAATGAAGCACGACGAGGATTATCTCCCGCTTTCACGGGTGCCTTCAAATTCATACCTTCAGCCTTAGCTGACGCGCGCCCCTTAGCGTTAAGGCCGCCATTCTTGTTCTTTCCCTCGGCTCTCTGCCACGCAGGTGTTTTATCCATTACACGATACTCCGCAAGTTCCGCTTCAAAGGTTTACCACGAACCCACGGTGTTCCGCGACCCCCTACTAGGGCGGCGGTCCCAGAAAATGTGAGAGTTATGGAATCCGCCAAATCTGGCGACCTAAATCCGCGCTTCTTTAAGCTATCCTTTGATTCTACCACAATCTTACCGGACGAGGAAAAAGTGTATCTCGGCGCAACCAACTCTTGTCTGAGAGTTGGATTATTAGGCAACCTCACAGCTCTTGTTTCAAGCCAATCCTTCACCGCAAGCCACAGCTCATCCCGCAGCTTATTAGCATTAGGGTTCATGGCTGAAGACTCAGCGACGTTCACATCCCTGACATTGTACCCCATCTCACGTAACCTATCGGCTACACCGGATCCCAGACCAATGGTGTCCACGCAGATCTCGACTGGGTTATCTGTGCGCGCCTCGTTCACCACAGCACCGACCAACTGCATCAGATCAAGCCCACCCCACGACTTGACCTCCATCACGACATTGCCTTTCCGCTTGCACAGAGCAGATCTGTCGGTGCCAAACCGGGCAACGTCTAACCCGTAGATCATCCCGTCTGACACATCGACCGGAACATCTCGTCCCATCGCTGCATCAACTAGCTCTGCCGCAATAAGAGTATCATTATCAGCAACAGCAAATTCTCCCAGTACGCGAATACGATACGCATTGCTGCCCTCACCATAGGTTGCCTTGATCTGCTCAACGAAGTCCTTCGACACCAACGGGATATCGAGACATGAGACGTGCATCGTGTCCCAGTCAGAGGACAGCTCATGGTGCGTCCGGTAAAACAAGCCGCTGTTACGCGTCGGGTTACCAATGAGAATCGTGCAAGCGCTGTGACCAGACATCGACCCTGCCGCTGCTTCGAACACCGGCTCTGGCACAGCAGAAGCCTCGTCCACAATCAGCAACACGTTCTCCGAGTGAATACCGGCGAGGGCTTCTGGTCGCTCTGAGGACGAGGTACGCGCCGAGGCAAAGCTCGACTCTGGAGCTGCCTTCAAGCTAATTCGGTCACTCAGCACATCGAATGAGTCGCGCAATACAGGCGGCAGCTTGTTCACTTGCGCTTTCAGTTCAGAGAACAACGCATCGAACAGCTGCCCCGCTGTAGGCGCGGTCATTACGCATTTCTGTGGGAACCGCGTGCACATGACCCAGACAATGGCCCACGAACACACAGTACTTTTACCGACACCGTGACCCGCGCGCACAGAGATGCGCCGCTTCCCTGCCGCGATCTTCCGCAACAGTTCCTCTTGCCACTTTAACGGTGTCTCTCGTAGCACAACGCGGACAAATTTGACCGGATCATTGCGATACAGCCGAATGAAATCCTCAAACTCTTTCGCGTCAGCAGAAGCCTTGCTCATCTCGTAGACCTATTCACTATCTCGTCAGCCTGCATGATAAGATCATCCAGTGCCGCATAAGTATATCCAAGAGCCATGTTAAACGCATTGCTCTCACCGGACGAGTCCATCATCGTCGCGATCTCTTCTCGCCGTCTCAGCGTATCGATCAGGTTAAAGTAAGACGGCACAATCAACGCCAAAAGTTCTTCAGCTTCGCTTTTCACTGAGCGGCTCTCCCCATTTCTCTTTGCCCATCTCCCATCCCTCAGACCATGCCTTATGCCGGTCAGTGCCAGGCTCAAAAGGATTATGGTCAAACGGGCACCCGTATCGGAATGACAGCATCGCGTCAGCCTTCACGGTATTCAGGCTGTTGACGAGCTTATCCCATTCGTTAATCGGTTTCAGATTAGTCTTCCACATCAGCGTCTCCCAGCGCGATCTTCCCTATCACAACAGCGTCAACGATCCGCGCAAACTCGCTGTCCCGCTCCATCAATCGCTTCACCATCCGCTGTAAAGCGTCACGATACACTATGAGCTGCGCCTCCAACTGCACAGCTTTCTCAGCAGCAGCGTAATCCATCTCCATCACTTAGCCCTCATCAGCTTCTTCGTAAAAGATAACAGCAACGCATGATGAGAACCGCCATGCCAGTGCTTCTGCATATACGGTTTCGCGTACCACTTGTGTTGCGACTCAGGGTGGCACCCGATCAAGCCAACCCGTCCCTGTATCACCGCCATCGGATCTCCATTGGCATATCGCGCAACGATCTGGCATCTTCCATCACCGGCAAATGTGCACCCGTCATAGAAATACATCTTCGTGCGAGTGCCGCCCCAATCCACATCAGCAACAGTGCCATAGCTGCGACGCACATCTGCACCTTCACGCCGAATGTATTGCACAGGCTCTAAACCTGTCAGCAAATCAAAATAGTCGCGCCCAGCAAAATATGCGCCCATGCAGATACCCAAATACTTACCACCGCGCGCAATAAAGTCAGCGATATAGTTTCCCTCGCGCCGCCTAAAGAAATCGTAATAGCGACGCGCGTCCCCAATACCACCAGGGAATGCAACTATATCTGCATCGCGCAACGGGTCATGCGCCATATCTTCCTCGTCAAAGGTGCGTATCTGAAACTCACCAGACAACGCCTCAACCATACCGTCAACGCAGTCCTGCGAGCACTCTGGGTCATGGCGAAAGATGGCGATTGCTGGTTTCACTTTTCGCGTGTCACTTCTTGCACAATGCGGATCAGCTTCGCGTTCTCGCGGCGCAAGTCCATCACAACAGAAAGAGCATTATCGCGCTGCGTCTCAGCAGCGCTTAACCGTTTACGCAGATCTATAAGATGATCCACTGTCTCCATATCAGCATACCTTGCATATGCCGCTTCACGCTTCGACTCAAAGCCGACCATTACGAGTTTTCCTTAAGAGCGGCGCGGGCGGCTTTGGAATACCAAAGCGCCTCTTCAGCTATCATTTTAGGATCAATGTATTCTTCAGTTGCTATTTCTTTCAACGCTTCCCGCAACCGATCACGCTCCTTACGGAGAAACTCAATCTCATCGGCGGCTTCATGTATAATGTTTGGGCCATCAAGTTTTTCATCGCGATTCTTAAACTCAGCAAACACTCGCAACCGTTCAAGTATATCCATCATCCCATCTCCCCTATCAAACGATAAACGCTGCTCTTCGAGATCTGCAACTGTGACGCGATCTCCAATGGCTTAACCCCGCCAGCCAATAGCGTCACGATCTCGTCTTTCCGCACAGCCGCAGTCGGCTTCCTGCCCCGGTATTTCCCGTCTCGCTTCGCCTTCTGGATACCCTCACGCTGACGCTCAAGCATGATCTCACGCTCAAACTGCGCCACAGAACCAATCACATTCAGCATCAGCTTGCCTGTCGGTGTGTGGGTATCAAGATTCATAGCGAGGATACGCAGGCTCGCGCCGCGCTTCTCTATCTCAGCAACAATCGTCACGAGATCCGCGACACTGCGAGCAAGCCGGTCGAGCTTTGTCACGACAAGCACATCGCCATCGCGCAAGTACTGGATGGCCTCATCAAGCCTGTCACGACGCGCGACAGATGACACCTGCTCGTCAAAGATGCGCTCGCACCCTGACGCGGCTAAGTCACGCCGTTGCGCATCAAGCCCTGCGTGCTGGTCATTGGTGGAAGTACGAGCATAACCTATAAGCATACCTTATCTCCGTGTGAGTTTTTCAGTTTTGGGGGAGCGGGTTGGCTGCAGCAGGCGCACCCCGGTGGGGGGTCGAGACGGGGGGGGTCTTGCGGTTTAAGTGTCAAAAATTTGACAGTGTCATTTCTTTGACGGTGTCAACGGTTTGACAGTGTCAGTTATTTGACATGTCAAAAGTTTGACGTTTCCCCGTTATCGTTGCGCTTGTTACATGTAACTGATTCCTTTTCCCATTAGCGTTAAAGACTTTGTAAAACTGATTTCCCAAAACGTCAATAGCATTTCTGTGGGACTGTTTTCTGCCTGTGGATAACTTCCCACTAGACCAAGCCCTATTAGGAAACGCTAACAATCTCGCCCTCGATGATATCGCCTGCAGGTAAAGCCTTAGCTGAATCGTTCAACCGTTTGAGCGCATCGAGATGCAGCTGATGTGTATGCGTCACGGCAACGTCCACGGTTTGCCTATCCCCGTAAGTTTTCGGCAACAGACGCGAGGCAACCCATTTCCGCGTATCGAGCGCAACCCGCGCAACGTCTGGCGGGATTTCCCCGTTCAGCAGTTTTTGCTCGAGATCGAGAATCCCGTCCGCATGGTGCATGGCCCGTGCCTGGATCGCGCGCGCATAGTCGTCGCTGAAGCTCTTATCTTCCGACAACCAACGCCAAATCGTCTTATCGTCTGGCATATCTTCTTCACGGCAAACGTTTGCAACAGACCTGCCATTTGCCACTCGACGGCAAAATTCTTCGAGCAACTCTTTGTTTTTCATAGTCGGACGGCCATTCTTTCTAGCTTCTTTCGCCATTTTTCCCCGCAGTTTCAATGGTTTCCCAAATCTATAGCACCCTACCCTAAAAATACAAAATGCGCTTGACTATTCCTTATAGATATTCCTATATAGGTGCACCCATTTGGGAAAACGGAAAAACGGAAAAACGGAGAAACGGAAATGATCGCCATTCATACAAAATATATTCCTGCATCAAATACCAAGGGTTCACGTATTAAGGCCTACACGTCGCGTGGCCTATCTGTCACAATCCCTTATCCTCATGAATTGTCTTTTGAATTTCCGCATTATGAGGCCGTCAAAGCATTGGTGAAAAAACACAATTTGAATTGGCCTATTTCTGAAATGACATTCGGCGATAGTGCCGACGGTAAAGGCTATGTCTTTTGTTTCTTAGCTTCACGGGTGCGATAATGATCCGCGCAATCCTTGAAGATATCATTGAGCTTGCCGCGCTAGGCGTATTCCTCGCCGCTATTTTTACAATCGCAATCGGAGTTAATTAAAATGAAAATCGAAAATAGAATTGAAACTGCATTAGAAAAACGTTTTCAAATTCCTGAATATGTAAAAGCATGCGCGGGTGCTATTCGTCATGATCTTTTATTTGGGCCTACATGGTCAAAAATACCGAATGGCGAGATAGAGCAGTTTAATTGTGATTGCTCTGCTAGTTACCCAGAAGATTTAGAGGCGGGTTCGTCCGATATCGTGGAAGAAACTTACACTGGCAAAGTTGCTGATACATTGCGAGATTTTATGCTTTCACTGCCGAGTGAATTGTATTTTGACGCTGATTTCGAGGAAATTTTAGAAAACGAGCCTGAATCTTGGCAAGACGACGAAACAGGCGAATGGATTGATCCATATGAATTCGGCACGATTTACAAGATCGAGCAAAAAGAAATTATCTCAGGGTTATTCGGAAATTTATTGGCAAAAGAATTCAGTCTTTAACAAGCCGAAACGCGCCTTACGGGGCGCGTCTTGCCGTTATGCGGCAACTGATGATGGCTAAGAAACACGGAAAAGGAAATTCTGAAATGATTTACATTGCAACTGATATCCACGGACGCGGCGTGCGTCATGTATTTGCTTACGATTCGCGGGATGATTTTTCGCGCACGGCTAAGCAATGGCTAGACCGGTCGGACCGCTACTTTCAGATTGCGGCGCGCTCGAGCGTGGACGATATATGCGACGCGCTATTTGATAACGGTCCAGGCTTCGGAGCACGTTCTCATCGACGCGTCACGCGTAGGGAGGCGCTTCGCCTTAAGCGCGACGGGGTAAACGCTCACGGATTTTGACCCCTTCCCCCATGCTCTCCCCCTAATCCTTAAGCGCTGCCCGAATCGGCGGCGCTTTTTCTTTTCGAGGCTTGCCATGCCCTAGCACGCTCACCATGCGGCGATAGGTCGCACCCTATCCAATGCTATCACGCGTCATGCGCTTGCGGCGGCTTGCCCGATTGCGCGACGCTATGAACGCGACGGCTTGCGCTTGTGCGGTGCAGCTATTGCGGTGCAGCGATGCGCGGCGGCGCGGCGCGCGAAACCGAGAAACCTGCCGCAGATTTACCCTCGGTTTTACTTTTCAGCCAATCGGTAGGAATGAAACTTTTCGAAATTTTGATTTCCGCGCCGTCGAGCCACCCATCCGGTATCCGGTCTCTCAAACTGCGGTTGCTTTGAATTGCTCCCAAGCTAATCGCTTTGCTCTGTTGAAGTACTTAGTCTTGCACTTAGTTTCGCAAAATCGTTGTTGCGGTCGATATAGGCTAAATACCCTTCCGCATTCCACGCAATCCTGCGTTCGGCTATTCGTCTTCTTGTTTGCCATATCTCGATCTCCTTCCTCATCCCCCGTTTCATTTCCTTAAGCTCTTCCTGTGTCCATACAGGCGTGCTCAGTGCTTTTGCGTGTCTCCGCCTCAGTCTTTCGTTCACCAGATCTTTTCGCTTTCCGAAATCGGTCGGCCAATCCGTTCCTGCAAGACTGTTGCACTCCTTGCACGCTGGCATGAGCAGGCCATCCAAACAGTACGACTTTGGCGGGAAGTGTTCGACTGTCTCCGCTACCTGTCCGCAGTACACGCACCAGTCACCCGACAATCTCACTCTACGTTCATCCGTAAACTTCATCCGGTGTGTCTCTGACTGGTGTAAACTCCTAAAACGATACACGCATAGGCGAGCAGTGTAAACCGCTCAGTGATCCTCTATTCTCTTACCCTAAAACGGTATCTCATCCCCACCGCGCGGCAATCGTGTCCGAGGCCGCTCATCCGATACGGTCGCGCCCGGAAAGGCTGCCTTCACCCTCCCCACGCTCTCGTAGCGATTCCGCCAGCAGACCAGTAGCTCCTCGACGCTCACCACGGTGTCAGGCTCGGCGGCACTCAAGGCTGGCGCGTCTGCGTCTTCCCTGACGAGGACCACCGTGTAAGTTCTCCCGCCGCTCTTGGCCTGCCAGATGCCCTCACCGAGCGGTGCGTGTCCCTGCTCCCCTGCTGCCTTGGCGAGTGCCTGCCATCCCCGCATTAGGATCTCGGCGCGCTTGGCTACAGCGTCAGCATCCTGCGCCTTGATCGCCTCATCGAGCTTCTGACGCGCCGACTCAAACTTGACCGCGAGATCCGGTGAGGCCAGCGACTGGAGACGGCGGTAACCCCAAGCGCCTTCCATCTCCCGCGCCAATCGGTCGAGAGGAGCCAGCGCCGCGTCAACCTGCCTTTGACGCATCTCCCAGACGAGCATCTCGTTCGGGTTGCTGATTTCTGAAATGCGTCTGCTCATCAGTTCATCCTCACCGCTTCCTCGAACTCCCCGCACCAGTCAGACGCGCCGGTGATAGGCCAGCTGCATCCGTAGTGCTGATCCTTGACCGTACCCGTCGCGGTGACTTGCGGCGGCAGTCTATGACACTCGCCTTCAGGCTCAGAATTGGTGTTCTCATTAAACCCCACCCAAAAGAGACACCGCTCGCAGCACCCTTTCTTGACCCTGTCCGCGTCACCCTGCTCCTGCATCACCAGCTGGTACAACTGGATCACGGGACGCTCACCCTCACCGCCATCACCACCCCCGATATTGCTCATCGTCTCTCTCCTCTGACCCGCAACTCACAAGCTGCAACTTAGTCTCAAACTCACACCGACAGAACCAGCCGACACCCGAAGCGACATTGTGGGATACCCCTAAAGGGGTATACCCCACCCGACATGTCGCCTCGTGTCGTGTCCAGAAGCGACAAACTACGCCATGTCGGGCAATGTCGGCTTGTCGGATTTTTCTGTAACATGTTGATGTTGCTCGGTTTTCCACAAAATGTCGCCTTTGGCGGCTATGATTTTCGCCACACTGAGCGACGCAGCCGCTCTTTGGTACGCTCTTTCGCTAAATTTGTCGTCTCCAGCACACAAATGTCGGAAATAGGCTAACCAATCAGCGCGTCTGATACACAGTTTATCTGGCGGTATTCCTGGTATCCCATAGCGCTTTCCGACTTCTGAGACTGCTAGGTCAAAGGCTTCCAGCGTGAAAATTTCGCTCTCCGTGAGCTGCTTTTTCTGCTTCTTTTTGCTGTGCTGTTTCTCACAGGGTCTAAGCCCTAGTGAGACGATATTCGGGTCCAGTTTATCTGTCAGGATCCGCTGCATCTTGAAGTGAAACTCGACCCCGTCCTCCGATTCCTTCTGCTTTGTGGTGGTCAGTTTTCCGGTCAGGTGGTCCTTGTCCTCCTCATCTGATGTGCGGGTGCATTCGAGTTCCGCGTCCACAGCACCGAGCAATGCTGACGAGCCACGCATACCCTTTGACTCGTCCTTGCCGGCATGGTGGACCACCAGCACCGAGCAACTGAGTTGGGCTATAAGCTCGCCTATGACCGATATAAATTGGCTCATGTCTGATGAGCTGTTCTCGTCCCCGACGAAGTTCCGAGCAAGCGTGTCGATGACTATGAGGGATGGCGCGATACCGAGTTCCATGATCTCCTTGATGAGCTCCTGCATGTCTTCCAGCGTCGAGCTGAGGTTCAGGCTTCTCTTGATGAAATAGAGAGGCACAGACGGCTCAATGTCGTGAGCTATACGAGATGCGTCAGAGCGCTTCTTTAGTCCTGCTTGGCCTTCCCCTGCGATGTATAGGCACGTCCCTTGAGTAGTCGGTTTCTCGAATGCCGGTTTCCCCGCCGCGATCATCTGGCTGAGATATATTGCCACGAATGACTTGAAGCTGCCGGGCTTCCCGTAGATCGCTGCGAATGCCTTTGCGGGGATCAGGTCCTCTATCAGCCATTGCACTGGCTCGTCGGTGAGCTGATCCATGCGCAGGATTTCGATGCGCTTTTTGTTTTGCGGTGCAGCATTATCTTGTTGCGGTGCGGCGGTGCTCGCACTGTGATCCCGCATCTCTGAGAGCTGTTCAGTGATGCTCTTTTCTCTTGGTTGCAGCGACCGTAGTGCGGCAGAGTTATCCCCAGAAAAATTTACGAGTGCGTATATCGCGAACGGGTCCATCACTTTCTCTGACAGCGGATCGTGCGCCCCGTGATGGGAATAGGTGATCCAGTCGCCACGCGCGCCACGGAATAGGAGAACTCCCGCTGTGCCTGTGCTGCTCGTGGGCGACACGTATCGGTATGCGTCATGCCGCTTGTCGTAATGGCTAAACTTGTAACCCATCGATGCCAGTTGCGCTCGCATCCATTCCAGACCGTGCTGCTGATTGAAATCAGTGATCGTGTTGCTCGACTGGGTTGCCGGCAACCACAACTTAAACTGGTCTATCTTATCGTCTAAACTGGTCTGTTCGCGCTGCCACTTCAGGGCTGTCTCGATCTCGAAGATCTTCCCGTCGAGGTAATCGCGATGCACGAAACGCTCGCGCTCTTCCTCTTTGCTGACGCGCGGGAGAAACCAAGGCTGTGACCAGCGATAGTTCTCTGTGACGCAGTTCATCCAGATCTTACGCTTATGCAGCTCCGCGATGAGGTAATCGACACCGGCGATAAGATCCTCATGCGACTGCATCTGGCACGGGATGACTACACGGAATTTCCAGAAGCTCACCACGCCATCAGAGCCACGGTTTGAGTGTGACGTGTGCATGATGTGAGCGATGCCCATGTCTTTGAGCGCTTCGTGCACGTCATAGAAATAGGGGGCACCGGGTGTGATCTCGCCTGTCTCTGGATCGATGGACGAATCACCGTCGAGGATAATGAGTTCCGCCGATCTGAGATTCTCGTCGGCGCGCTTGCAGATCGTGAGATCACCGCCCCGTATCATGTATGAGCCATCCTTTGGCCCGACACGGACGCGCTTCAACCGGTCACTGAGATCCTTCAACGTGTAATCTTTAGATGTGAGACTGGTGTCCTTAAAACCGTTATTGGCAAAGGCTAACGACATCTTGTGCATAGCAGAGTTGTGTATCACTTCATCTTGTTGTAGGCTTTCACTCACAGCAATCTCCGTTGTTGGAATCCTCCCGACTAAAACCCCCGTACTGATATCGGGTATCAGTGCGGGGGTTTCTTTTACTTAGAACTCGTCATCCGAGTCAGATACGCTAGCAGGTGCTGATGCAGGTGCGGGAGCTGCCTCTTCAGCCGAGAACCACTTCTCTTTCGGTGCCAGCGTGAAGTCGATCTGCACAGATGTGCCCTGACCGACCTTGATGGACTTGACCGCGTCAACCTTCAGCGTTGCGAGTTTACCGGCTGGAATTGCTCCTGCCTTCTTCGCAACATCTGCAACGAATTGGGTCCACGCTCTGGAATTGCCACGAGCACTACGGAATGGCGCGTCCCCGAATGACGCATCCTTTGAGTAGATCGTGACATCCACACCCGGCTTATGGTCTGGCGATGGTGGGTTGCCCCACGCACCGTTAACCTCTTGCCAGTCCACACCTGCTGCGCCAACCATGAGCCAGCCCTGTGTAGCGTTAGCGATGTCTAACCCGAATACTTTCCCTTTCATGTCGACCGGTGTCTTTTCCCCATCTGCCGATGACACAAATAGAATGCCTGTACGTGCATCGAGACGCGCCCAAGGTTTGCCTGATGCTTGCTGTGGAAAGTTCAACATTGTTACTCCTTCAGAGTTACTGATAGGTCAGACCGTGACCATGTCGGATGAGAGTAATCCCTCTCTCATTAGGGTTCCTGTGTTGCACCAAACCACGCGATGAGCGCAGCGTCACTTCTTCCGTTGTCCTTCATTCTTGAAAAATGTAGGGCAAATGTAGGAAAAAGTTCCTGTGCTCGTTGCCGTGATCCGTCTTTCCCTGCTCGCATACCTGATGCCTTCTGCCATTTCTGCGGCGTGACATACGAGATGGGAAGACGCAGCGCTGCAACTATTCCTTCAACTGTGCCGACGCTTCTGCCAAACTGGAACATCGAACTGACACCCTGTCCCGGCATTGCACCGACTCTCTCAACCCATACGTGATCCGGTTTCTCATCTTCGAGATAGCGAGCCAGTATCTGCGCTGAGATTTCGTTCTTCTTCTTTCCGTTGCGCTCGACCGCGTGCACCGGCATATCAATCACTGACAGATATCCTTTGTCGATATCGAGTATCGCGATTGCTCCGCTTGCTCCCGGATCGATGCCGCAGATCTTCATTCTGTCACCGGTACTGGTATCGCTACGATCGTATAACCAAGCACCTTTGCTGACTCGGAGTAAGACCGGCGCGCGATGACAGCTCCCTTGTGCTCATGCCAGCAGTGATGCGGACACTCTCTAACTCGTCGATGATGTCATCCATTTACTTCACCTGCCACCCATGACGGAACAGAGAGCGTGACAATGTCGGGCGAGTAACCCTTCCACGCGTCAGCGCTCTTCGTTGCTTTATAGGCTTCGGCTGCAAGAGCCATCTTATGGCGACCAGCTTCGAGCGCCACGTAGTCGAGTTCGTATATGCCAATAGCAAAAGGCGCTTCTGTCTCCACTGCGATGAAGATAAAGTTGCGCTGCTCGGTGCCAGTGACACGGGCGAACCCGTCGAGATAATGGGCCGCTTGCACGTAGTACTTCAGCCCTGCCATCGTCTTAGCGAAACCATCAGGTGACGCGTCTTGCGTTGTCTTCAGGTCCACTATGAGATCGCCCTGTATCGCGTCCATGCGAGCCTTGCACGGTACACCGTGTTGCTCCCACCGGAACGATTGCTCGACGCTCGCGCCTTTCAAGAGATCGTTATAGAGATGATGTGATCGCACGGCATCTGCTGTTCTCTGTGCGCGTTGAAAGTCATCCATATCAACGATCACTTTACCCGCGTTTGTCACTGCAAAGAGTTCAGCTTGCTGTTTGCCTGCTGTGGTACGCTTATCGATTTTCGGCATCGCTGCGAAGTCAGTGTCAACTGTGTCTGGCTCTAATACCATTGCGTGAACGAGTGTGCCGAATTTCATTGCTGGTGTTGGCTCACGCTGCATCTCTTTTGATGCGAGATAGTGTGCCGGTGATCTTAGCAACTGCTTTGCGCCTGAAGCTGAGAGTGCATCCCATGAGTGATACTCTGATGCTGGTACGTTATCGAGTCGCATGTACTTCGATGTCCTCTGCGTCATCCGCTACTGCTGAGAGTGCTGATGTAAGTGTCCAGTGATGTGTGAGATGACCGTCAACTGTCAGCGCACGATATTTCTTATCGCTTGCGAGATGAACCCACCCAGCGACAGCATGATCTCTCAGGATCACGTATTCGTTTGGTCCGTCAGGTCTTACTTCCACCATTACCATCTCCCCTGATTGCTTCGTTTAAGTTTGACTGTACGCGCTTTAGTGACAGATCTAGCACAGCATCTGGCGCTTCCCTTCCTTGAAACTCTGCACAGAATGCCATGTAGTTAATTCCGTCTACCCATGAGTCGTGATGATCTGGGCTATTCGCAAGACGCGATAGTTTGATCGCAAGCATCGCTAGCGACATATCGTATGCCGAATAGCTCTTGCCTGAGAGAACGCTCATCAGTGTTGCTGCACGAGCAAAGCTATATTGCGCCTCTCCGTAATTATTACTGCGTTGCGATAAAATAGACTGAGCTTCTTTAAGTACATCTCTATGGTCCATCATTCTTTCCCTAATGCTTTTGCGTATTCCCTCACACCGTAGAGTACGCTCGTGTGATCCTTGTTCAGCTTGAGACCGATCTGACTCAAACTCATCCCTAACTCCGTCCGCAGTCGGTAATAGACTTCGCGGCGACACTTTACCAAAGGCGCTTCGCGCGAGTTGCCAGTAACTGCCTCTGGATGAATCTTGTGCTTGCTGCATGTCTCCCTCAGAATTTCCTTCCACCGTGGTACGACCGTGATCTTAGCAGCGCGGAGAAGCTGATGCGCTTCGCTAAACTGCTTTGCGAGCACAGGCGGAAGCGGTGCCGGTCCTTCTTCGACTTGTACCTCTTCTGCTACAGGCTCTGGCTCTGGCTGTGGTGCAGGTGGCTCCCTTAGTTGTGCTCTGACAAAGTTATGCTGCGGTGCAGCACGAAGTCTCAGTCGCACGTCTTTGTAATGCGATCTCCAATCAACGCTGGTCATTGCACATACCCATCTACGATATAAGCTAGACCGAATACGATAATCGAGAATAGGCACATCGCAAGTAAATTTATCAGAAATCTTACGACGCGCGGATCTGGCTCTGACATTGTTTCCGTGTCTCCGTGTTACTCAGCCCCATCGCTGATGTCTGAGACCGTATCATATATTTTTTTATATGCAACACCTGTCTAACAAACCTGTGGATAACTCTAAAAAAAATGGCCCCCACGCCTGATGGGAGACGCAGGGGCCGCTGCTCCAGGGAGGAAGAGCAGCGCGGAGCAAGGCTCAACGCATTGAGATTATAGCATAAATCAGCGCTTGATGTACTTCTTGCCGGTCACGTGAGACCACGTCTTACCGACCTTTAACTGAGATACGGTGGACTTGTTTAACCCATACTCAGCACAGATTAGTGGGTATGGTCTCTTATCGTTGAAAATCTTTTTCGCTAATTCAGCTGTCAGCTTTGCTTTCCCGTTGCGCTCACCGACTGCTGACCGACCGCGAATCACTCGATCCATGACGTTGTCAGCAACTGTTCCAGTCTCAAGGTGATACGGATTTACGCACAGCGGTGTATCGCACTTGTGTCGCACGATTAGCCCGTCACCGATCTTGCCGTGGAATACCTGATACGAAAAACGATGCGCCCTTACCTGCGCACCTGAAAGAGTAAAGCAGCCATACCCGAATCTATCGACATGCACACCGTTCACGAGCCAACACTCGTGCTTCTTTCCAACATCAACCTTTGAGTAGAACCGAGCGATGTCGAGTATGTCGTATGCCTGCTTTACCAATTAGCGTTGCGGCGTTTCAGTTGAAAGTAATCCTGCAGTTGTACCGTATCGAGTGAATGCTGGTATCGCTCGCTCTAACGGTGCTGCGGCTTGGTTGAGCAAATAAGCACGTGTTGCTGGGTTATTATAAGCCATTCCAGCAGCCATTGGCGTTGCAAGGCCTATAGCCAATCCGGGCCAATCTGCAACTTGATACCCAGCTGCGCCGCCGAGAGCGCCTAATAGGCTTGTAAAATAACCTCTTTCGCTAGAACCAGATGAGGGAGGATTTGCTAGAAGACCACTAACACGAGATAGCTTTTCAAGTTCTCCACCTCTACCACGTGCAAAACCCATTTCATCTCTATTAGCTAAAACATTAGCTATATTTTTTAATGATATATTTCCCGCTTGAGCTTCAGCACTTGTGCCAAGTGAATCGGCAACAATGATTAGGTTTTTGTATTGCTCTCTTGCCTTACGCAAATCAGCGGCATCTTGCTTAGAAAGTGATCTTTCAAAAGCATCGTCAACACTTTCTCTAAGTTTTGAGATCGCTAGGTTATATTCGTTGCTCTGAGATCCTCCACGCTCAAGTCTTGCAAGAGTGCTTCTAATTTTCTGCAAATCATCGCCAGTTGATCGTGAACCAAGATTTATCAAATCATTAGCTCTGCTAACAAACACATCCCTAACGTCTGTAGGTATGTTTCTTTCATACTCATTCAAAATTTGTTGAACTTCGTTTTTAAACTCTGTACCAGTATCAATAGTTTTGTTTTGAGTTAATCTATCAAACTCTTTACCAATTCTTTGGAAACTATTATTGACAACATCTGTATCAATTTCTGTTGCTTTTGCGCCAAATGTTTTTGCGACTTCACGATTGATCGCTTGCTGCTGTTCAGCAGTTTGACCAAAACCAGAAATGTTTTCTAACTGGCTTTCAATATACCGCAACGGGCGAGTCTGCGTTTGCTGACCCGGTGTAAGAGGGATATTGCGCTCTGACGCAGTTACCATCGCTGCTTGTTGGGCAGGTGTAAGATTAGGGCGCAATGGAGAAATAGCACGACTAGCCGCGCCAAAAATTCCCGGTATGCCTGCTCCTAATGCAGTGCCAAGAACAGCCCCAGAAGCGACATCTTGATCTCTTCCTTTTGCCTCTAGTGCTCCAAGAGCACCTCCTTCAACTCCACCTGCAACTATTGTCTTTGCAAGATTCGCTAAAGTTGGAGCGGCACCTGCCATACGAGCAGTGATTGAAACAGGTGACATTGCAACTGTTCCTGCAATACCGCCAGCTATTTCAGTAGGAGTTCCAAGAGAACCCATAGCTTGTTTTGCTTGCTCTGTTTTTGCTCTTTCCGCAGCAAGTCGTGACTCATAAGTATTACCAGTAATAAGATCTGACATAGTTGTAGGGGCTAAGCCACCCATAGCAGCAGCAAGTTTATCTGCCCAGCCTAAAGATGCACCAGAGGCTAATGTACGAGCTGTTATATCGGCACCAGTACCTACTGCTGAGAGAGAGCGCATGATTTGCTCTGAGTACGGCATAGGTGCTACTTCTGGAACAAACGTCATTCCGCCAGTTGCAGTACCAGATGCTGGGTCAATCTCTGGAACATATGTACCCTTAGGTTGCTCTTGGCTCATACGCATTTGGTTTGCAATATCTGCAAGCCTTTTTGCATCCTCAGTATTACCTGAAGCATCAGCGTTGCGAAGTGCTTCTATTACCTGCTCATAAGTTGCCATTGGCTATACCTTATTTATTTAGATACTTATTGATTAACGACTCATCTGAAGTTTGTGTTTGTCCAGATTTTCCTTTTGATGACTCGTTAGTCTTTTGCTCTGTTTCAGGCTTATATTCTTCAAGTAATTTACGGGTGCTTTCAAGCTGTTCAGGCCCAACACGCCCTTGCTCTGCAAGAGATTTCATTCTTGAAAGAATACCCTTCATTGATTTGAACTTACTTTTAATCGTGTACTCTGACTCATTCCACTTTGGAACGTAAAGATTCAAATACTTGTTTTGCTCTGAGATATTCATTCCCATGCCGGTCATTGTTCTAATAATCGCATCTGCGCCAGTTTGGAAATATCTATTAATCTCACCCATTTCTCCTAATTCACCTGCATAATTTACACGATCTGCATAATTATTATTAGCAAATCTTCCGTCCTTAATAGCTTTCTCAATAACAGGTGAGTAATCTTCAATAAATTGCCTTGTAACTGCAAGTTTACCTTGAATATCAGCAGAAATTTGGGTCCCTGGTCCACCCGTAACAGCAACCATTTCACCAGTATCATCAGGGCCATTTGTTCCAGGCGCTCTGGTATACACAAATCCGCTGGGAGCTTGTGGTTCTTTAGGAGGTTGTGCAATCAAAGGCTTAACACCTGACCGAGCGGGCATCTGAGGTACTGTCGCTGCTTCACCAACAGTCATTGCTGCACTAGGCTGCGCAGAAGGCGCAGTTACACTAGGAGCAGCAGCACTCGGTTGTGCAGAAGGTTGCTGATTTACGCCAAACTTAGGAGCAACAACTCCAGCAGGGACGTCTGGACGCACCCACTGGTACTCCATCATTTTTGTTTCAGGGTTATATACAGTTGTGAACTTTGGACCGTAAAGTTGGTTATACGCAATGGCATACTCAGGAGAATTAGCAAGTTCTGGATTTTTCATACCAGAGATAATGAGAGCTTGATTTTTCCCCTCTAGACCGCCAGAAGGTTCTCCCTCAACAATGGTTTCATATTTCCCAGTTTTCTCATTTAACTGCAGAACCTTGTTGCCAACAGTAATTGTTTTTGGCTGAGTTGCTTCTCTCTCAGCTTGCTTAAGTTTAGCAGCATTTAGCGCCGCCTCAGTTGGATCACGAGTAAGTTTTGACACTGTGATTTGCTTTAATGCAGCACCAATTTCTCCTGGTCCTAACCCTGTGAACTGACCGAGATCGTAACCAGTTGCCGCTTTAAATGCGGTCGGATCTTTCATGAGATCGCGAATCTTTGCCGTGTCAGCCAACTCTGCCTGCTTCTCCGCAAACTGTGCCTGCATCAAGCGACGCTGTGCAGCGTTATAGATATCGGTTTGCATACCGGAGATCTGAGGCCCGATCTGACCAAGAAGCTGTGCACGTTGAGCACCAGTCATAGGCTGACCGGCAGCGATCAGAAGTGACCCGATATTGCCAAGAGCACCGAGCTGCGCTGCACGGGTATCGGCATAAGGCACACCTGTCTGCGGATCGATCGCATTAGGGTTCCCATATACACCTGTGCCTGACATCCAATCGCTGAGAAGACCGTTAGCCATTATCTGCTCCTAAGAGAATATGCCGCGTATCGCAGGACCAACAAGCGGTGCTTGAGCCATTTGGATACCATAGTTTTGCGGAATGCGGTTATAGTATTGCTGCCAGAGATATGGGCTTCTCGCCAACTCTTCTGGTGTTGGTATCTGTGCAAGAGCGGCAGATGATGGTGTCGCTGCTGGTGGTGCTACTGCCGCAACAGTTTGAGGTTGTGAGATATCGCGACCACCATATTGCTGGCGATACTGTTCGGCTGTGAGATCCCCGTAAGGGCCATAATCAGAGCGAGGAGTACCACTGAAAAGATTTCCGAAAATACTGCCAGTTGCGACAGGAGCGCCGTAGGCTTCATTCGGCCCACGCATTGGTTTTTCTCCTCCCTTGAAGAGATTGCCAATACCACCAAATAGTCCTCCTATGGCTTCACCTGCTACGTCACTTAAATCCTTAACGTAATAGTCAACCACTGGACCCTGACCGAAATCAGTGATGCGCGAACGCACCTTGCTGACATCGCCACCGGCGAACTGCGTTGCGTAAGTCTGCTTATCAAGACCTGCATAGCGACCTTCTGCCTCTAAAGCAGAAATGCGGTTTTGCATTGCATCTGGTCCGCCAAATATCTGATCGAGCAAACCTGCTTGCTGTGCTGGTTTAGCTACTTGCTCACCACCAGAAGGCGCAGCAAATCCACTTGTTGGCTGATACGCATCAAGAGGACCAGGCAAAGGTTCTGCACCAGAGGCAGTAACAGCTCCACGAGCAGGTGCGCTTGCGAGCATCTTGTTAGAAGCCCAGCGTGTGATGTCAGAAGCCGTCTTGTCTCCGCCAAGGATATTCTGGTTTGCGGCAATAGATGTCTCTTTAACCAATTCTGAAATTGGCGTATCTGGAGCTGCTTTCAAAACCTTTGCGGCATCTCCAGCACCGAGAAAGTGCGAAAGATAGAGTGAGTTTTCATTTACCGGAACACCGCGCGACTCAAGGTAATTAGCGTTCTCACGAGCAAGGTTACCCGTCATCTCAATGGATAACTCTGGGTCAGTCCGCAACTCCAAAACCTGCTGCCTATTTCGGCCCTCTAAAAGTTCTGGGCGATATGTTTCGATCATCTTCATCCATGTGCCTTGGGTGAATTGCCCAAGACCAGTTGCAGATGAAGTTTTAGCTTTTGCTCTAGGATCACCGCCTGACTCAATATCGATGATTTTCCCAGTTGTGTTGAGAATCAACTGATTGCGCGCTGCTTGTTGCGCTGCAACTGATGCCGGTCCACCGCGTGTTGTTGGACCAGTCGCCTTAGACTGCATAAGCGAAAGCAAACCTTGTTGCTGCCGCTGATATGCTGCTCGCTCTGCTGCAATACGTGCTGCATTAGCACGCGCAGCTTCTTCTTGCTGTTGCCGTGCAAGTGCCGCCTGAACTGCTGCCTGTTGCGCTGCCTGTGCCGCTGCTCGCTGTGCTGCAGCCTGTTGTGCTGCTTGAGCTTGCTGTTGCTCATACGCAGCTCGTTCCGCTGCAATACGCGCAGCATTAGCGACTGCTTGCTGTGCTGCCATATCTGAGGCATCACGACCGCCGCGATCACCGCCACCAGCTAAGCCGCCACCAGAAACACCGTATCCGCCACCACCGCCAACTGATCCACCACCACCTGTACCAAAGCCAGGAGTGTCACCGGCGCGCGGATTACTTGATCCACCGCTTCCGTAGCCTGAATTATATGAACCGCCGCCGTATTCTCTATCTGGCATAGCAGTCTCCTTACGCGCGTTGCGCCATTGGCCCGAAACCGAGATTCACTGCCAGTTTACCGGCAACCTTTTTAACCTGATCGGGATACTTCTTCTCGATCTCTTGCGCCATAGGGCCGACCACCTTCGGATAGCTCTTCGGGTCGCCCTTGTACCGATATGCGTACATCGTGAGACCTGTTTCCTTATCCTTGCCGAGCTTCTCGATGTCGGTCTTCATGCGCTCATCTGAGAGAAACGCTGCGAGCGAACCAAGGCCAGCACCGTAACCCGCACCGAGACCCGGAATGAGGCCGCCGATCTGGGCACCGAGACCAGCGCCCCCGAGAGCCGTGAGACCGAGATTACCGCCACCGGATGTCGTGGATGATGTCGTAGTGCTGTATGGCACGCCTGTGAGACCGGCTTGGCGAATACCGAGCTGCGTCAAGGGATAGTTACGCTCTTCTGCGTAACGGCGATAGGCTTCATCGAGCAACGCTTGCTGTTGCAACTGCTGGGCTTTACCTGCCGCTTCAAGGGCACCTGCTTCGCTGACGAGCGCCTGCTGACCAGCACCGGCAAGAGCGCCGATTTGACCGGCACCGGCAAGACGCAACTGAGCTGCTGCCTGCTGACGCGCTTGGTCTTGAGCCATGAGATCCGCCGCAGTGCGGAAACCTTGCGACCGTATACCTGCAGACGTTTCACCGGCAATGCGCGCCGCTTCAGCGTTAGTGAGAGCTTCCTGCACAGCCTGACGCGAACCACCGAAAGCCCCCGCAGCGCGAGCCTGCTGGCCTACCTGATTTGTTGCGAGTTGCCGCTGCCGCTCAATCGCCGCAAGCGCCCCTTGCTCGACTTGGGCTTGGTAAGGGTCCATGTATTGCTGCAAGCCTTGCGCGCTGAACTGACCGGGCTGGTATGTAGCGACACCTTGCGCCGATTGCAGTGCTGACTG